TAAATGGGGTTTGAAGATCGGCATTTACAGTATGGATGAAGATTGCACAACTCATTGGAAGTGTCCTGACTGCGAACATGAATGGAAAAGATGATGATTGATGAAACAATGCAGATGCCTGCAGAACAAGGTATCACACCAGACTCATGGGTAATCGTTGAAGTCAACCATGAGGGCGAACGGTTTCAAAAGATCCTCTCTGGTTGGAGTGGTTCTTATCTCTATGGTGATTCATGGCGCTTGAGCAGCCAGATCAAAGAAATGAATATCGATATCGATTCTGATAAAATAGTTGTGTACACTGAGTCAGGATCGTGGTATAATTTATATAAATCATACCAAGGTTTACGAATGAGTAACGCTGGCATTTACAACGAACTCAAAGAAAACTATGGTGATAAAGTAGAGATCGTAGAATTATGAAAAGAAAGTTATTAGTTTCTATATGGAGATGCGGCGGTAAGCTCTATAGATCATATACTAATGGAATCGTGGAGATCGTAGAATTATGAGTAAGTACGTAATGGTACATACAGTCTCAATGTTCAATATGAAATATTGTTTAGAAGTTCCAGATGATGTACCACCTGAGAAATTGTTTGCTTATGTCGAAAAACAAGTTTCGGATGAAAACGTAAAAGAATTTTCTCAACGGCATATGGGTGAATCAGTAGCAAACTATGATATAGTTACACCAAATGAAATTTGTGAGCAATTTCGTGCTGATCAATCTTATCTTTCTGATTGGTCTGATGAACAAATTATGAAATCAGTAACTCCAATTGGATTTGATATTAATGAATATTATGAAGAGGAAGAAAAAAGATGGCGGCTAAATACCAATTAATGGTTGACCCAACTCCAGCAGGTTGGGCATATGGATTTCCAAAAGCTTTACCGGCCGAAGCAGTATTATGTGGAGGTAAAGAATATGATCTATACGTTAATCCGAAATTTGATTTATCGAAATGGATCGTCGAGGAAGGCTATCCAGAAGAATCGTTCCAATACTACAGACTATACCCTCAAGAGGCCCCCGAACAAAGTAGTGTGGGATCTGACGAAGGAGGGTTAATGGGCGACCTTAAGTTCACTACAGCCGAAGATTACATTTATCCTGGAAGTGATCCACAAGAATGAAGATTAAAATTGAAATGGATATTACTCCTGAAGAATTTCAGGAGATTTTTATTCCAGGTGACAAACAGACTGAGTTTCAGCTGAAAAGTTATGATGCTTATGTTGCAGCTCTGGGTGATGTGTGGTTGGATCAAGTAGATCCTTATAATGTTTTGAGAAGGAAAAAGAATGATTGACTACAAATACAATGAAGACAAGTTGATCGATGAGTTTCGTGAGTATATTGATTCTACTTATGGCGAACATTACTCACAAAACAACTTCCAGGCTACTGAATTTATCATTGATGGTGGACACGGTACTGGTTTTTGTGTTGGTAACGTTCTGAAATATGCTCAACGTTATGGTAAAAAAGGTACGCCTGCAGATGGTAGAAAGGACCTATTAAAGGTCCTCCACTATGCATTGATTCAATTATATATTCATGATCAACGAAGTTTATCTAAAAGTTTAGTTCGCTAAAGGATTATCCAGGGCCCTTTGAAGTTTCTTATTTAAACGATCCTCAAGATCAGATAAATCTCGCTCAACTTTGTTCTCGAGATCAGTTCTAAGACTATCATTACGTTCTGCAAGACGATTGGCTTTTTCATCATAATCGTTTTGTAGAGCGTCTCTTTTATTCTCGAACCGTTCTTCGGCATTTGCAATAGTTTGACGTACGTCTTCTTCAGTCTCGCGCACTTTATCTTCCATACGGTCAACTTGTTTTTCTACACCAAGTAAATCATCTCTTAAACCTGATTTGATATCTCTAGTGTAGTCAACTGCTTCTTCAAGTTTAGTTTCAATAATTTCCATTCTTTGCTCAAAGCCAGCAATTTTCTCTTCGTATTCTTGCTGTTGTTCAACAAACTCAATTGCTTGTTCAACCTTTTGATACATCAAAAAACCACCATACAAGGCACCAATCACAGATCCGATCCCAGCGACAAGAGCCGAGATTGTCAATGGTGTTACCTTAATACCAAATAATCTAAACTCTTTATTCTTTAAGTTTTCAATACCTTCTTCAATATTTTCCAACTCTTCGCCGAGATCTTTATCTGCCATATTACTCTCCTATTTTAGCGTTACGTTTGCGATGACCGTTCCATGCAACAAAACCACCAATACGCAGTGCCCAATAAGCAAGGTAGTTTAATAGATGAAATCCATTTTGTTCAATATTAATATCACGGAAAATGACATCTGCTTGCTTCTGAGTAAGTGTACCCATAGTACCTTTACCCTTACGCTTCAATGTTTCATATTTGTATGCATAGTCATGGATCAGACCACCCATTAAAAGAACACCCGTTGGTGATAGCCATGCTGCAAGAAACTTAGGAACAGATGCTCCATCAAATTCGAATCCAGCAGGAATTATATACTTTTCACCTTTCAAAGTATATTCAAAGTCTTTTGCAATTTTCCATTGACGTACACCCATAAACCATAACCATATTGCACCCCAGAATCCTTTGCCGGCAGTGTCGATCTTAATCGGTTGCATATGTGGCATCTCTTTATATGAGAATCCAATGATTTCTTTGTCTTCATCAACACCAAATAGATTGGCAACCCAACCTATAAGAATAATAACACCAACGACAGTGAACTGCCACCAAGTAATTAATTGTTCTACGATGAAATCCATCTTAACCCTCCAGATCTACTTTACCTTCAGCAATTAATCTTTGGCGATTTGCCATATGCTGAGCCTGTACATCATCCTTAGATTCACCGTTATACGCTACTGCATGACCCTCTTCAATTAAAATTTGTGTTACAGTTTTTCCACCGACTCGGAAATCACCAAGCACTCGTCCAAACTTTCCTTTCATATCTTCGCCATGCTTATCCTCTGTTGTGATAAGAATAGCTTCTTCATCAAGTAATTCTTTTAATCTTGCCTTTGCTGCAAGTCCAAAAACTTTTTCAACTTTGTCAGATGTCCTTGACTCGGGAGTATCAATACCCATAATTCTTACTCGTTCATCTGTAAGAACAATTCCGAATCCTAGGTTGATATCAACATCGACCGTGTCTCCATCAACTACTTTTAATACCTTTACTTCATATTCGTTATTCATTTCTCTCTCCATTTTATTTTTATTTCAAAGAAATTAACCACATCAGTAGCCAAATACCAGCACCAACAACAGCGAGGCATGCAGCACCTACGCTACCATATATTAAGGTATCTTTAATAAGTTTTTTCTTTGCTTTTGCTTTTTCTTCTTGGCGCTTGCGTTCGTTTTCACGCATCATTTTTCGGTTTTCAATGAACTTACAATAGTCATCCCAAAGTCCTGGTCGACCGTTGTAAATGAACATTTGCTTTACTTCAGCTTCGTGGCGCTTAATATCTTCTAAAGCCCAAAAAGCTTCCATATCACCGGATGCTGCATTTTTCTCAAGTTCGTCTTTTGCGTCTGCAAGTTTGGTTAGATCTTTGCCCATCTGTCCAACGGACTCAACATGACCGGCAAACTCTTTAATTGCACCAATGGCTTCGTTTGCGATCTGAATAGCCGCTATTGCTTCGAATATCATGGGGGAATCCTCTCTTTCTCTCATAACTATTTATAAAAAAGTGTACATTGGTTGCGATCCAGTATATAATAAATAACATTATGGAAAGAAAAAACCCTGAGAATACAAACTGGTCTTCAATTGATGAAAGCATGTTCGAGTCATATGAACCCGCAATGCTGAACGATTGGATAATTAAAACCTCCACGTATGGCGAGCAAATCCAAATGTTTGCTTATAATATCCATAATGGTATTACTATCATACGTTGGTTCACTTCTCGAGGTGATGCTGGAGAATGGCTCGAGCATTTAACTGACATATAAATAAAAATGAATTTGTTGACGCTGATTGGAAAGTGTTTGGACGAGGGTGCGAATCCCTCCACCTCCACCAAAAATACACCGCCTTTAATACATGAAGGCTTTGTACACGAGGCCGGGTCAGATTAGGAGTGTACGCCTGATCGTTGGTGTATTTTTGATGGGGGTGACTAGGTTCGACAGGCAGATGGAAAGTCAGAAGAGAATTCGCTTAAATATAAACGCTAATGATGACGTTTACGCTTTAGCCGCTTAGGGCTAAACGGGGTTAGGCCCACCTTGTTAACCAACGGGCCACTTTAAAAGGTAAAAAACATGAGAACTTTTATTATATCACTCATGTTGTTATGGACGGCAGCAGTAAATGCAGAGCAGACTCAACAATATATTCCGTTGGATTGTTATCCAATAGAACCGTTTTTAAAAAACTTTAAAGAATTTTTTGAAGAAGAATTAGTGTTTATGTCTGGATCAGTAAACGAATTAAA